CTTTATGAACAGCGGCTGGCCGGCCCAAAGCTTGCCCCAGCGTTGGCAAGGTGGATGCGCCACAACAGGGTGCGGGCCGTCGTATTTGCGAGCATCGCGCGCCTCATCCCATGGGTCTATCCCCGGCAATCCGTAATATGCGCCATTGGTTTCGACAAATAGCGCAGCCACGGTCGCCAGATTGTTATCATTCGCCACCACCATCAAAACGGCGCCTCATTCTCGAGCAACAACTGGCGCAACCGCGCCGCGCTCCCCTGCCATGCGGCTTTCACGAGCATCCTGGCGTTGAGTTCATCCATGGCGGCAAGATCGGTGATGCCGATTGTCTGCAGGTATTCGCCGACGGCATCCACGCCACCATCAAGAGCTTGAAGCTCATAAACGTCCAGTCGCTTGATGTCGCGCAGTTCCTTGATAAGCACGAAATCCTCCTTGCACAGCCATTTAGGCTCTGTCTTGATGTCCCCGGCACCTATGCCCCAGGCTCTTCTCCCGCAGCAGTAACAGGTGGTTGGCGTGCCGCTGGCGTCGAATGTAGGCGTGAACGGGATGCTAGCCGCCGTTGCCTTGGTTGGCCCTTTGGGTAGTGGGGTCATGCTGCCTCGCTTTCTACCGTGAATCGGTCGGTCTGATTTCCCCAAGTCGTCCAGCCTGGCCAAGCCTGGCGCGCGAAAAGCTCGAGATACGGCCCATCGACCAGCCGCTCGATGCGGCCGTATTGCTCGTCTGGCTTGCGGCTGTGTTCGCGCCGTGGCGCCTTGATAAGCTGGCGAACGCCCTTACCTATGCGGCGTGGCTTGCCGCGCTTGAACAGGTGGCAGATTTCCACCTCCTGGCGCGTCCAGTACCCCATACCCATGCGGCCCTTGTCCCATACGAACGCTACCGACACCGGCTTGAATCCCCATGCGGCCGCTACGTCGATCGCCGCGGCCTGCAAATGGCTAACCGTCCACATGAACAGCAGGCAATCGCGCGCTGCGACGTCAATAACCGGCAGCGCCTTGATATCGTCAAGCGACATGACGCTATAGGGCTGCGTGCCGCGTGCCGGCGCTACGTTGTCGTTGGCGTATGTGCGAAACGACCACGGCGGGTCGGCAAGGATTGCGCCATATCTGCCTGGCGGTAGCCCGGCCGGAAGTGTGGCGGAAAGCGCCATGGTGTCTCCTTGTCCAAAAAGTGAATACAAATTGTGGTCAGCGCGGGCCTTGGCGCGCATCCGCGGCGCGTCGTATTGCTCGCTCTTGCGCGAGACCTTCCGCGGCGTCATCTCGCGAACGGGGCTGCGGCCGGTAAACGACCATTGGCGGCAAGTCGGAACATAGGTCGCATCGCGCCATGTGCTCGCCGCACCGGCCGCAATAGTGGTCACAGTCGGTGATTGATGCGGTCACACCGCCCTCCGCGGACGCGGCAAGCGCCCATCCTCAATAAGCTTGTTCCACGCCTTGCGCTCTGTGTGTATGCCGAGCGCATACATACCCAAGCTTGCCGCCAGAACCACGACGAATACTATTTCGCTGCTCATATAGCCACCTTCCTTTCTTCCACCACAAACCCCGGAATCACCCGCACGTTCGCCCGCACGGCTTCCGCCGCCATCTGCTGCACCAGTTCTTCAAACCGGCCAGGATCGCGCCCATAGGCCCAATCCAACCGCTTGTCGGCCTCGCCCTCCACCGGCACGGCTGCCCACACAGTCCGCAAGCCCAGCCCGACCGTTGCCGCCTTGTCGGCACGCGCCGCAGCCTTGCCCCATGCCTTGGCGTTGTCGACCTGTTCTTCGGCAATAATGCGCGCCTCGAGGTTGCCGGCGCTTGCCTGCATAGCGGCCCGCGCAGCGGCTTCCGCTTCGGCGGCAAGCTTGGCAACGCGTGCGGCTTCTGCTGCGGCTTGTGCGGCTTTGGCTACCCTCCATGGCGTGAGAAGTTGCTGGCACGCTTCCTTGCCAAGAACCACCTTTCCTTTTTTGCTTTTGTTGTCAGCAATCAACGGCGCAAAGCGCGCCTGGATTTCTGTAATCTTGTCGTCGAGCGGCTTCTTTTCCGCTACTCGCAAGGCCTCCGCGCGCTTGCCGCAATCATGAATGCGGTCATGCAGTTCCGTGATTGCGTCCGCCATTGCGTCGCTGTCGATAGCAGCACCGTCGCAGAAATTCTTGGCTTCTTCGAACAGATCCTCAATCTCTCGGGAAATGATTTCAAATGGCGTTGCTTCCGGCGGATTGTTGTGGCCGATCGTGGGAATTTCTTCTGTCATGCTGCCCTCGCAAATTCTCCGAAGTTGTCGTTAGCTGCCCGCACATAAGCGGCGTGCGCATCTTCCTTGCTGTCGTAAAATCCTAGATGTTTTTGCTTGCCGTTTACTTGAATGCATGACCTCCATTTATCACTCTGTTTTGACCACGTTACACCTTTAAAACCGGAGGTATTGTGTGAGGCTTTAAGGACATTCCAAGAATTCAAAAGACTGTTGGCGGCTCTAAGGTTTGACCTACTGTTGTTAGTTCTGATATTGTCTCTATGATCTATTTGCGGAGGAAGCTGGTCAATTTCCAAATGATTATCAATTGCAAAACATACTCTGTGAGCCAAGTACATAATCTTGTTTATATTGAATACAATGTACCCATTTGCTGCAACGCAGGATATCTTCTTCCCAGCGTGAATGCCAAGCCATCTAGCTTTTATTGTTGCGTTCTTGAAATGGTAGTCTGGACGGTCATGGCGCCATGTAAGAGTTCCGCTTTCCGGGTCATAGTTCAGGCATTCCTTGATGTACTCCAGACTTGCAGCGTTCTTTTTTTCCAAAGCGCAATACCCCCACATCCTATCGGTTCACTTTTCACCAACCCACATAGTACAGTTTGACAAATTTGTCAAGCTGGATAATCACCGCGCCAACCAGCCTCCCACGCCCCGCGCCCCTAAAACGGAATGTCATCCCCCATAGCCGCCGCCAGCCTGCTAACGTTCGGCACATTATCATTCGCTGCCACAACAACCGGCGCCACGCGGTGCGCCATTACATCAGGCCACTTCGGGTTTCTGGAATAATCCAACTGGATATCAGCCGTCTCCTGCAGTTCGCCGGCACGCGCTAGCCATTCCAGCACGTCTTTAGGTGCCGGCATGATTCCGCCATGGTCTCTCCAGTACCGGTCGGCCTTTGTCTTGGCAAAGCCGGTATGCGCCGGGCATAGCCAGTGGTTAACCGTCCGCAACCCCGTCCGGTAGACGACCTTCACCGTGTCAGCTTTGCCGTCCTTGCCTGGATGATGCCAGAACCGCCGCGCCGTGACGGCGGACCACGGCTTTTCCGTTGACAAAACCGGCGCGTCATCTGCACGTGCGGTGATCTTTTCTTCCTCGTTGGGCGGGAAGATGTAGCCGCAGCAGGTGCATTCCATGACCGAAATCAAAAGGATTTCTTCGCACTGCGGACAAATCTTCTGCGGAGGAGTTCCGTCGCCTTTGCCTGGCGTTTTCGGCCTGACCATGTCAACCGGCCCGTGGCGCGCGACATTGCCGGAATGGTCAAGCACAAGGCAATTGGTCTTGCCCGGCGCGTTGCGTGTGCCACGGCCTAGGGCTTGGACATATAGGCCGCAGCTTTGCGTCGGGCGCAAAAGTGAAATCAGGTCAACTTGTGGAACGTTGAATCCCTTAATCAACATGTTAGCCGAACACAAAGCCCACACACGACCGGCACGGAAATCGTTGACGATTCGGTTTTGCTCGCCAAGCTGAACGCGGCTGGTCAGGCTTTCGGCCGTCCTGCCTTGCCGGCGGATCTCGTCGCGGACGTGGTCGCTATGGTCCTGCCCGGTGCAGAAGAATAATGCAGCCCGGCGATCGTGGCCGCGCGCTATAGCCTCGGCAACTGCGCCTATGGTAATTTCGTCCTTATCAGCGGCGCGCTCCAGTTCGCCCGCGATGAACTCGCCACCGCGCTTGCCTACGCCGCCCGTATCAATAACCACGCCGCCGGTTTTGCTCGACAGCGGCGCCAGATAGCCTTTCGCGATGAGCTCGCCGATCCCGACTTCATAGACCACGTCGTCAAACAACCGGTCTTCGCCTTCCGTCATGCGGCCGGAATCCATGCGGTAATCAGTGGCGGTCAAGCCTACGTTGCGGCTATCCGGGTTAATGGCGCGAACGCCCGCAAAAAAAGTGCCGTATTGGCTGTTTTCCTTGCGACTGATGGCGTGCGCCTCGTCGACGATTACCAGGTCAATTGACCCAAGCTCTTCCGTCTTGTTATAGATGGACTGGATACCGCCGAACAGCACTTGCGCGCGTGCGTCGCGGCGCCCAAGGCCGGCCGAATAGATACCGGCCGGTGCAAACGGCGCTAGCCCGATGAACTCCTTAAAGTTCTGCTCGACTAGGGTTTTGCTATCCGTAATGTTCGCAATCCGCAGGTCGGGGTAATCGGCGAGCAGTTCCTCTATTAATTTAGCAATTACCAACGCTTTACCACTGCCTGTCGGGAGCACGATAAGTCCGTTGCCGCCATCGTTGGCCCAATAGGCGTATAATGCATCTAGCGCGGCGCGTTGGTATGGGCGGAGTTCAAGCATGGGCGGCCCGCGCTGATACGCCAAGCCGCGCCGCAACGGTCGGATGGTTTTCTAGCAGCCATTCGTCAAGTTCGAATTCTTCCCTGTCTACATGCTGAAACCAGATGAATTCCTCGTCCCAATAGCCGGTTTCTTTCGCGTAATCTTGACCGGCCTTTTCGCAATCGGTGTGCATGTAGGTTGAATAGAAGTATCCGTCCCACATGCCGGTGCAGTGAATTGACGGTTCGCCAACATTGATTGCCGTTCCGCAATGCTCGCACTGGTGTGGTTTGCGCGACGACGCCACCTCAATCCTTACTGAAAAGTCACCCATCACGCCGCCTCCTTCGCCAGCTTCGCCACGGCGTCAGTAGCCAGCCGCTTGCGAAGGCTATTGCGCGCCTTCTCGCCAAGCTGCCGCACCCGCTCACGGCTAATGCCGTAGTCAACGCCAACCTCGGCTAGTTCCTCGCCCATAGCCAGGCGCAGCAGGATTTCGCCTTCGCGCCCATCCGGCAAGGCTGACATAACCTGCGAAAGTTCGGTAAGCTGCTCCTGGTTCGGCTGCGAACTAATGACGATGTTGTCGGCGTCAACCGTCCGGCCGCGCCGCATAAGCGCGTTAGCCGCATTCTTCTGGTCGTGCATGACGTTGCGCATAAGCACGAGCAACCACGTCCCCATGTTGTATGCCGGGTTATACATGCGCCATCTGCGGAGCGCGCGCAGGCATGTGTCGGCCACCAGGTCGTCGGCCTTATCGCGCCCGACATACATGTTGGCTTTCTTGCGCATCAGGTTTTGATATCGCACCAGCGCCGCGTCATATTCTGCCGGACGCTGGTCGTTGTCGTTTGCTGGTGTTGGTTGCGTCATTATGCGGCCCTCCTGAAAAACTGCGCGTGAATCTCTATTGCGATCGATTGCGCAATCATAAAACAGACCGTCGATCTGGCGTCGCTATCCAGGCCGTTAGCCGCCTGCTTTTCCCAATATTCGCGGCCTTGTGGCGTGCGCTCCCAAACGAACGCGCGCTCGAGCAACGAGATGTCGGAAAGCGCTGCGCGCGCAACGTCGTGCCGCAATTGCATGGCGTCGAAATCATAGGTCGGTGGTGTGGTCATGTCGTCTCCTTTACGGCTCCGTCCGTCCATAGTTCGCCGCTGTGCAGCCTGTAGGTAATCGTCTCGTTTTCCTCCGAACAATCGACTTGCTCGCGATCGGCAAGCATGGCCGGAATGTACAAATGGGCAGCACATCCAGCGTCCTGCTCGGCTAGCGACAAAGGCTTAGACCAGCGTGCGCAATCCCAGCCGGCATTGCCGTCGAGCAGCGGCGAACTGTGCAGGCACGATCGACAATGCGCGCGCGGCATTTCCTCGCCCCAGCATACTGCGGCCTGCCTGCAGAACTTGCCGCGGAAATCGTCACGCTTGCCGCACAGACGCGAAGGCGGCTCGGCGGCCATGATTATGCGCTCGATACGCGCTTCCGCGCGTATAGCGAACTCCACGTCAAGGCGGACGCGCTCGATGTGGATGTCTTCGTCGTCCTTGTTGGTCGCCATATAGAGGCAGCGGTCCAGGCCCTTTTGTTTTAGATAGAACTGCATGGTCGCATAGTGCAGCGGCTTGGCCTTTTGCACGCCGTCCTTAACCAGCAGGCGAAAGCCTGCCGCGTTAGACGACTTGCACTCAACGACGTGCATGGCGTTGGATTCCGGCAGGCCGACCACTTCGCCGTCAATCTTGCCGCGCAGATGCCCGCCGACCGCGCGCACCTTGTCTTGCTGGCCGGTGACTTCGCAGCCGATAAGCCGCAACAGGTCCAGCAGCCGTTCTTCCTCGATGTTCCCGCGCTCGAAAATTCGGCGCTTTTGCCAGGTGATAACTTCCGGCACTGACGCGCGCCGGAAGGCAAGCCAGACGGCACGGTCGCATTCCACGCCGATTTCGCCGGCCGGCACGCCGACGGATTCCCAATCGTCACGGTCGGCGGCAAGCGCGGTCTGGATAGCGCGCAGGGTTGACGGTATGGGGCGCGGGATGGGGGTCATGCTTCGATAACCTCATGGCCGAGGTGCTTGAGGATTCGGCGAAAGACGTCTTCCCGGTCATAGTGGGTGCCAGAAAAACATGCTGCGTGCGGCTCAAGTGCAAGCGCAGACGCGCCGTCAATCTTTACCCACGCTCCTTCCGCGTATGACGGCCCGCATGTCTCGCAATCGGTTTCGTGGTCAAGCCATTCGATTTCGATTTTCAAATCTCCATCTCCTTCGTAAACAGGCATCGCGCCGGGTTGGCCTTGTCTTCCACGAATGCCGAACACCACGGCTCGCCGTCGCGGATGGTCCATTCGGCAGGTTGGCTAACTGCTGCGGCCACCAAAATTGGGCAGCCCGCTTCGTAGTCGCCAAGTTCGTCTTCGGCGGCTACCGGATTTTCGCGGAGGCAATGCGCGCACCAGCGACGCTCGAAAGCGTCGCCTTCCGTTGCGTTGGATGGGTAGTAGGCTGTTGTCATGCTGCTACAGCCTGTCGGTTGCCGACTATAGCCAGACGATACGACGCCTCGCACTCTGCGCGGTCCCTCCATTTCGGAAGGAATTCGCGCTCTAGCGTGGTCTGCGCGTCGGCTATCCGCCCGGCGCGCATTTGGGTTAGTGCGTCAATGACGGAAAGCGTGCTGCTGTGGTTGTACCCACGACTTGCCGCCTCCTTGATGATATCGGCGTCATCAATGGCCGCGAACACGTCGTCGATATCGACGTCTACGTTGATGTATCTTGCCATCCGCTTACACCCTGCAAGGCATCAAAACGCACAACAGCCCTTCGGCCGCAGCAGACGTAAACACGGCCGGCGAACCGCCACCAGACAGTGCCAACATGATATCGCCGGGCGGAAAGATGCCGACGAGCTCCGACAGGTACGCGCTGTTGAATCCGATCTCGATCGGCTCGCCGCTGTAGTCCACCTGGATTTCGTCGACCGCGCTGCCGAATTCCGCGCTGTTGACTTCAAGCTTCACAGCGCCACCGGCAAAGTTTAGCCGGACGGCCCGGCCGCGTTCCGACGATACGACCGCAACGCGGGAAGCCGCCGAACGCATATCGTCGCCGTCGAAGCCGATAGCCTTGTCGTTGTCCTTCGGAATGACGCGCTCGTAGTCAGGAAACGTTCCGTCTATGAGCTTGGACAGGATGACGAAATCACCCTTGGCCACGCGAATGCGGGAATCCGAAACCGCGACGCTTACCGTGCCTTTAGGCAACAGACTTACGGTCTTGCGCGGCACGATGACGCCCGCAAAGTCCGGCAGGTCGCCAGCATTGTTGCGCGCTAGCCGATGACCGTCCGTCGCAACCGCCACGGCATTGGCGCCGCCACGAAAGAAGATGCCGTTGAGGTAATAGCGGGTTTCCTCGGTCGAGATGGCAAACGATACCGGCGCGAACAGTTGCGCCAGGTCGATATCGAATTCCGCGTCAAACTTAGCGGCGGGAAGATCCGGGAAGTCGTCGGCCGGCAGGCTTGCCAGCTTGAACAGGCTGCGGCCCGACTTCACGACCAGAATTCCGTCCTTCAGGCTGATATTCAGGTCTGCTCCGGCTTTGTTGACGACGGCCGTAAACAACTTGGCGTCAACGCAGGCCGAACCGGCCGTACCTTCGCACCATGCAACGTCGGTTGCCACGATATCCAGGTCGGTAGCGGTAATCTGCAGCCGGTCGCCAGTGGAAACCAGCCGCACATGGCCGAGGATAGGAATCGTGTTGCGGCTTTCTACGGCCTTGACGACGCCCTGTAGTGCGCGCGCAAGTTCGCTTTTGGAAACGGTGATTTCCATTTTTGCTCCTTTTGTGGGTGGTGGTGGGCTGGCCGTAGCCAGCCCAGGTAGCTACCGAAGTAGCAGGTAGAAAATGACGACCAGGCCGATGACGCTAACCGTGTGCTCGACTGCGTCCGCCCAGGTCATTTCGTTCCCCAGGGCCTTTTAGTCGCAGGCGCCGCGGCCTGTTGCCGGTTGTCGTTGGCCGGCGCTTGTGCGCGCGTCACGGGTGCCGGTGCCGCTGCGGCCGGCTGGTTGGCGTCGATGGAAGGTTCGGGGACATCGCCTGTGTCGGGGAAATAGTAGGTCTTGATTTCGGCGCGCGCCGGATATTGGCCGTCCTTGGAAGGCTTGCCGAGACCGATCTTGGCGGTGAACGTCCGAAAGTGGAGGTCCTCAGAATCGTCAACCGTGTCGGCGCCGATCGCCCGGCACAGTGACGCGAACTGCGCCTGGCCGATGCGCTGCGCTTCCGCGCTGCTGTTTTCCAGGTTGTAGTTGTTGAACAGCTTGCGCCCCTTGTAGTCCTGCGGCGCGACAACGTCGAACGTAGTCTTGAGGATGGTGCCCTTGCCGTCCCTTGTGGCGGCCACGTCGCTTGCCGTCATCTCGAGATGATAGACGCCGTTGGGAAGCTCGGCGTAGTCTTTCTGTTCCGTGTCGTGTTCGGTCGCGTTAAATCTCTGGCCGAGTTGTGCCATATGTGTCGTTCTCCTGTTGCTGGTGGGGTGTTAGGGTTGGACTGATGGTTCGCGTTGCTGACGCTGGAATCGGTCCTCGTCGCGCTGTCCAGCGGCGAATCCAGCGCGGTATTGGCGCTGGAATTCCTCCGCCACTTCAAGCATGATTTCGTCGTCTCCGAAGAACCGCTTGGCCGTCTTTATGAAGTCCTCGTGGATTTCCATCACGCAGCCTCGTCCTCTTCGACTTCCTCGACCGGCGCGTCAGTCACGACGTCCGGCTGCGGCGGGAAGTATTGGTTCAGGATGTCAAATCCCTTGCCCTGCTTGTATTCCAGAATGGCCTTGGGGATCTGGTAACGGTTGCCGGCGATAAAGCCGGGCCGCTCCTGCACGGCGATATTCACCTCGCCGCTGCCTTGACCGCGCTTCGCGGTTTTCTTGAAGCCGAGTTCTTCCTTGGCGATCGACACGCGCTGATGAAGGAATCCGATAAGGTCTGACGCGTCGCAAACCGCGCTTCCGGAATCGTCGCGAAGGTTCAGCATATAACGCGGGTAACTGTCGCTGGTGATGCCGGGAACCGTCTTCGCCTTGACGTGCGAAATCAGCACGACATAGAAGCCGGCCTTTTTCAGCGAAAGCACTTTCTTGATGAACTCAAGCCAGATTGCGTGCGCGGCTGCGAATCCTTTGCCGTACCCAGGCTCTTCCACATCCGCCCACCCGTTACGGGCGCAGGCTTCGGCATTGATAAACACTTCCATGCCGTCCAGTGCGTCAAGGACGAATGTGCGGCGATCGTGCTCGGCTTCAAGCATGAAGTCGATCTGGTCCATGACGTCAGCATAGGTTTCCGACACGCCGAAAGACTTCATAGGTGAGCCTGACGACTGGCGTTCGCCTTCGCTTGTGCGGCAGTAGTATGGCGCCGGAAATTCGGACGCCAGCGTCGTCTTGCCCAGCTTCGCACCGCCGTAGATGGTGACGATAGGCGGGTCTGTGTCGCTGGTATCCTTTAGTTCACTCCAGGAAATAGCCATGTGGCCTCCTTCTCAAGTTACAATCTGCAGGACGAAAAGCACGACCACGGCGGTGACAATCCAATCCCAATAATCGAACACCAGCGCCAGAAAGCCGTCGGCGTCGAGCAGCGGATCGTAGTGGTCGCCGTTGCCTGGGTTCAGCGAAGTAGCCATGAAAGCGCCTCCCAGTATGCCCAGCCGATGGCGAAGACGATGATTGCGAACGGCAGCAGAAAGATGCCGACCAGCAAAGCGGTGCTGATAAGGAAGCTGGCAAAAGCGCGCCTGATGGGTCTGTAGTCGTGCGGCTGCGGCGCAACCGGGACGTGGTCTAGGGGCGGTTTGTTCCAGCCATACAGTGATGGTGGTTTATCCGGCATTGGCGAGCTCCACGTTGAAACCCTGGCGTCGGCTGCCGAACGGATAGACCTTGCCGGTCGTCGGGTGCGGAACGTAGGTAGATTGCGGGTAGCCGGCCTTCTGCGATCGGCTCAAAGGCGTAAGGCCCTTTAAACCGCGCACTGCGGCGCGCCGCTCCAAGGTGGCCGCCGCCCGTTCTTTCTTGGCTTCAAGCCGCGCTGCGGCTCTGTCTGTTTGTCTGCTCATGACATGCGTCTCCTATACCCGCCGCCAATCGGCAGCGGGCTCGTTAGAGTTGGGTTTGTGGCTAGGCGGCGATGTTCAAGCGTTGCCAGTCTTCGACAGCGCGCTTGCCAGCCACAAGGCTGATATCTGCGACAGCGCGCAACGCCTGCACGGCCGCCACCTTCTGGCCTTCCGCCGCCAGCCGCTGCCATTCGTGCTTGTACTCTGGCTTGGCAACCACCGCCGGCTCGCCCTGCAGCACATAGACGCCGAACGCCTGGCCCTTGTGGTTGTCGGCTAGCCGTTCGGCTTCGCGTCGTGCGGCGCCGGCTGTCGCATGAATGTACGGGCGGCTTGCCGGAAGCGGCTGGCCGTTTTCGATAAGGCAGACGATGGCGGTGGGGGCGGCCGCAGGAGCCAGCACCAGTTCGTAGTCTTCCCATAAGACACGGTTGCCTGTGTTTGGAGGACTTGCCCACTTTACAGCATACATGCCATCTCGCGCGATGGTTATGACGCCCTTGTCTCTTGGGTCGCCATCAGCGATGACAACGTCCCCCACCTTGAACTTCGCCGTCGGCGCGGCAACAGCCACCGGCTCGTCGGCCGGCCATTCGGCGATGATGTCAGGGCTGTAATCGCTGGTGCCGTCGTCGCGCCACAGATCGCCGGCCTCGTTGAACTCCTTGCAGCCGCCCACCGGCTCCCATGGATGCTCGGTATCGCTCCACTTCGTCATCGGCCCGACCTTGCGGCCGTCGCGCGTCTTGTAATAGCGGCCGGCGACGATCTGGAGGGGCGCAGGTTC